AAATGATCATTAATAAAACCCCAAGAGGTTTTACCCCACCTTTGTGGTAGTACTTTTACTTCATACTTATCTAGTTCAATAATGGCTTTGACTAAATCTCTAGATCTAGACCCATATCCACTGTAAGTGTCAATAGGGCAGCTTATAATAAATAACGGTTTCATTAGTATATTAAATTGTGAGGTATAACTTTTGCTTTTTTCTTTCCTATTGGGATTAATTCATATCTTTTTCTAGGAGTCCAAGTGTTAAATAATTCATCTAACACGTTAATAATTCTTTGTCCCATTTTTTCCCCAGTAAAACCTGCTTCATCTCCTAAAGCCCATTCCCTTCCTAACATTCCTCTTCTTTTAAGTTCTTTATTGCCTAAAGTATAAGCTTTAAGGAGTTGATCAGCAGCATCTTCAGGACAACACCTATCGTCCCAAATGTAAGGAGTTGGAGGGGATCCCTGAATTGATAAATTTGTGGGGAATACTGGAAAAGCCCAAGGTGCGTGTTTTTTATAAGTTCCTCTATTATTAGAAGGAATTCTATCATCAGGAGTAAACCAATCACCAAATTCATTTTCAAATCTCATTTGATCTTGCATACCTCCTGTTACATTGCCTATAAAAGGATTACCTACTAATAATGATTCAGTTAAACTAAGACCCCAACCCTCATTAGAAGTTAACTGGATTTGAATGTTTGCTAAATTATACAAATAATTCATTTCAGTTGGGGACATCCCCTTATCTGCAAAGTAAATATTGTACTTAGGATCATCACCACAAAGCGCTTCTATAACTGCTGGTAAGTCTGTACCATGTTCGTCTACTTTACTGGTTTTAAGAACTAAAGCACATTGGTTAGCTTTTTCTATAGGAAGTTGATCAATAAAATATTTGTAAGCTAAAATAGTATCTGGGATTTGCTTTCTTCTAATATTCCTAGAATTAAATAAAGTTACAAATTCAAACTTTTTACCTCCAAATACTGTATCCCTAAATTCAGAAAATTCCTTAAACTCAGTATGATCTTTAGTTATAGGAAAAAATTGTGTTTCATTTAATCCATGAGGAACATAAGAAATAATTTTATTTTTTGCTTTATCCCCTAATACTAATTTATTAATATTGACCGTTTGCTTAGAAATACCCATAAGAGCATCACATGATTCATAATATTCCCTATTATACATAGGAGCAGGATATTCATCCCAAATATTAAGATAAACAATAGGAATTTTACGCCTTATTTCACTTTCAATTTCAAATAACCAAACAAAATACCTGGGATCTGTAATAAGAAATATAACATCAGGTTTTTCTACTTCTAAAAGTTGACGGATTGCTTCTGGGCTTCCATATCCATTGCTAGGATGGATAATTACATTGGCATCTTCTATACCTAAATAATCATTAATATCTTTGCTAACTTCTAATCTTTGGCCTATTTGTTTATGGCCTATAGCAGCTCCTAAATTTACCCAATTAAATCTATGGGCCGTATTAATTACTACTTCTTTAGCTACTGTTCCTATCCCCGAAAATGATCTAATATCATCCGCTAATAGAAGTACTTTTTTACGTTGTGACTGAGGGATGTAGCCCTCTTTTGTTATAACCTTTTTCATTAAATGTTTTTAAGTTTATAAATCTAAGTTGTTGTGATTGTGAATTTGCCTTTTAAAATCTTCATCAGTGAGATATAAATGAACACACCTATCAGCAAGTTTTTGAAAAGAAAACTTATGTCTGACACAGGCAATTTTAAATTCATCGAATAAACCACTTTGGATTTTAACGCTTGTTAATGTCATATCTTTTTTCATAGCATATATTTTGATATACATATGTCAAAGACTAGGAAGACATATTTTTATTGCAAAGGTTTTTATCATCGTTAAAGGCACACCATTTACATAAAGAGGATACTACTTTAGGGTGTTCTTTTTCTTGATATTTGCCTTTAGGGGTAAAACATTCTGTGATAAACTCATTAAGGATTTTATCTGCTTTACTAAGTTTATTACGTCCCGCAGCAGGTCTATGTTGTTGTACTCTATAGATAGGGTAATCACTATTTTCCCATACTTTTCTACGTACAATAAAAAATTCAACTTCTATGTTTTCAAGTGGAATTCCATACTGTTCATTAAAAAATTTCTTATACAAAACAAGCTGCATCTGTTTAGTTTCGTCGGATTTAGCTTTAGCATTCCATCCTCTGGTAGATGTTTTTATATCGTATATATAAAATTTATTTGTGGGTTCATGATATAACACGAGGTCAATAAAGCCCTTGTACATTAAATTTCTACCAACGTTCATTACAATAGGTAATTCAATTCCTGCTAAGTGCCACCCACGTTTACTAAAATATTGATTTCGTCTTTTTTTAATAAAATCAAGAATTGCTACTCCATCTTCAAAAAACTCCCTTAATTCCTCTGGGGATGAATAGTGGGTGTTGTTGAATTTTTTGTATTCTTCTTGGTATAAAGAGATAAATTTTTCTTGGAATTGTTCTTCTAAGTTTATTTCATCTGCTTTAACCCCAGATTCTTCATATAGTACTGTAAGCCAATCTTGGATTACTTCGTGCATTGAAGTACCAAATGTAAAATGAATGTTAGGATCATTATTATAATGGCCTTCCTTATATTGAAGTGCCCACTTGTGTGGGCAACTCCTATACATAGACATTTGGGAATATGAAATTGACTTTTGGTAAGCATAGTTTACCTCAGGTAATTCCTTATTTTGTATCTCTTTAAGTATTTGAGGCTTCTTCTTTGCCATGTAGTTTTTCTAATTTTTCTAAATAAAGTATAGCATCCATAAGTTCCTCTTTCATGTGAGTAACCCATTCTTTAAATTTAAGATCTTCACGATCCATATTAACACCATACTTTTTTTCACCAAACTCAGATCGAGTTTTAAATTGTTTTATGACTGAGGTTACAATACTGTCCATTATTTAAACATTTTAATTACCTCTTTATCCTGATAGCCGGCTTTATATAATATGTCCTCTAAAACTTCATTATCTAAAGTAGCAACTGCTGTGGATGCCTCACGAGTAGAACATTCATAAATTTTAGATAAAGCTTCTACTAACTCAGTAGTGGGTTGTTTCATTTTTGATTTTATATATTTTAACCAAACATTTTGTTTAGGTAATAAATTACAATACACTGTATAGTATTTTTGTTTACTAGTGTAAGGAATAGTTTGAACATAATTTACTAACTCAACAAAAGGCTCATGCATAGATAAAAAACGATTTACCATATAAGGATTAAAGGACTCCCTCTCCTTATCAGAGAAGGAGTCCCAATCACGTTTTTTGCTTGTTAGCTCTTTGAGCCAATCAAATAGTGTCATATTCACTACGAAGTTCTGGGGGGAGGGTAGATGAAAGGATTTTATTAGTTTCCTTATCATAAAAAACGGGGATAGGAAGAACAGCATCTTCATCTCCTCCCGTAATAAAACGGGATACTTTTCTTAAAACAAATCCTTGTTGAAACAACATCCCTCCTGAGTTGTTAGGAATTGCTGTAGTTTTATCAAATTCTAGTTGGGGTTGGTCTTTAATTTCTGACTTCTTCATAATCTATTTCTTTAATTTCGTTACAAAAATAATATACGTTTTCTTTTTTTAATACTGTGTCACAGTGCCAATATTCTTTTATTATGTTGGCATCCATTTTTTCATTTACTCTAACGGTACGATACAATAGAAACTTTCTATCTCCAAATTCTATAATATCTTTATAGAACAACTTTACCAGAGATATTAAGCAGTTTAGAAATACAGGCCATCACATTAATTTCCTTATCAATTCGGAAATTAGAATGATACATGTATTCCTCAATAATAATAATAGCTTCTGCAGGACGTGAAGTATATTCATCCATGCGCTCATATAAAGCTTTATATAGCGCTTCAAAATCCTGCACATTAGAATCAGCGATTGTTTGTCTAATTTGTTTAAATGACTTTTTATTAGGCAATAATTCAATTACTTTATCAACATAATTAGATGATACAAGTGTTTGTTTATCTAATTCTAACTCACCATCTTTAGCAGACATTTGACATACGTTAAGCATTTTACGTACGTCTGGGTAGTATTGGTTTACTAAATCTTTTAGGTGATCAGTACTATGTTGTACACCTTCATCAGAAAGTACCTTAAAAATGTGTTTTGCAACTTCACCTTTGCTAGGAGGTACAATTTTAATTACTTGGCAACGTGATTGTAGAGGATCAATAATACGTTCTACATAATTACAAGTCAAAATAAATCGAGTACTCTTAGAAAAGGTTTCAATTACATTACGAAGTGACGCTTGAGCTTGAATTGTAAGGAAATCAGCCTCATCAAGGATTACTACTTTAAGTGGTTTAAATGACATTGTACTAGCAAACCCAGATACTTTATCTCTAATAGTTTCAATACCTCGTTCATCAGAAGCATTAATATAAAGATACTCACACTCAAGATTATTAACTAGCAATTTAGCAAGAGTAGTTTTACCTGTACCTGCAGTGCCATAAAAAATAAGGTTTTGGAGATCATTTTCTTTAAGGTATCGTTCCATAGTACCTTTAAGATGTTCATTTCCAATATAATTTTTAAGTGTGTTTGGGCGATATTTTTCTACCCACAAGCTATTTTCTATCATACTCCTTGTCTAAATTCTCCGTAAAGGGTAAACTCTTTAATTGGTTCAGGTTCAACTTTTACTTCTTCTCTTTTAACAGCATGTAAACTACCCCCTAAAGGATCTAAATAAAAAGCAGCATTAAATTTAGTTTCTTGGAAATATGCTTCTAGAGCCTCAGTTAATGATTCGTGTACTTTTCCTGTAGGATCTGCAATGAGAGACCACCGGTCACCCGGTGGTACTCTCTTTGCGATCATTTGTTTTTGTTCTACTGTTTGAAATTCAGTCATTATCTAAATTTAAAACATTCCAGGCATACCTCCAACTTCTTCTTGCTTGTCTTCGGGTTTACTAACTACTGTACATTCTGTTAGCAAAATAGTACTTGCAATAGAAGCGGCATTTTCAAGAGCACAACGTGTAACTTTAGTAGGATCTATAATTCCTGCTTCGAGAAAATCTTCACATTTACCTTTTTTAAGATTATAACCTATATTTTTGTTTTTTGATCGTTGGATAGTATGTTCAATACTGTGGGAATTTTCTTCACCAGCATTAAGCAAAATTTGATGGAAAGGTTTACGTAAAGCATTAAACATGATATTGCATCCAAGTTTTTGATCATCATTGCTTGGTTTGCATTTAATATCGTGAGCTGCTCTAAGCAGTGCTACTCCACCTCCTGGTACGATTCCTTCTTCAATAGCTGCTTTGGTAGCTTGTAAGGCATCGTCAACACGGTCTTTCTTTTCCCGCATTTCAGTTTCAGTATTTCCACCAACGTGAATTACTGCTACTCCACCTGTTAACTTAGCAAGACGTTCTTGAAGTTTTTCCATTTCGAATGGGGATGTAGAACCTTCAATTTGAGATTGAAGTTGGGTACACAACCTTTCAATTGCTTCTTCTTCACCAGCGCCGTCAACAATAGTAGTTGATTCTTTGGTAACAGTAACAGTACGACATTCACCTAACCAATTAAGATCAAACTTATCAAGTTTCATACCTTTATCTTTATCAACAACCTGACCCCCAGTAAGAGTAGCCA